TTATTGGTGATCCTCCCAACCAGTAATTTGCAATGCTTTCGCTGGGTCCACTCCCGTTTCCTTTGCTTGCACCAATGCTCCGACGATCGCGGCAATTGCGCGTGCTCTACCGCCAGCGTCAAACGCCTGCAGAGGCCGCATCACGTCGAGGCTGACCGGCTGGCCTAGCTTTGCGCTTGCCTCCTCTGCGATTGTTTCCGCGATGGGTTGCAGCTGCCAACTCGCCAAGTGACGCTGCCCTTCCCGAATCAAAGGCCCTGTCGTGGCAGGCGACAGCATCGCCGGCAGGACACCATAGGCCATGCAGATCGACCCGCGCGCTGCGTCCAGTGTCTCGCCCAAGCGAGCCCGCTCAAGGTCGGGTGTGAGGTCGCTTGGCCGCCAGTCCTGCGCCGGAGCGGGCCCGCCCGCAGCGGAGACCTTGACGCTCTCTCGCAAAAGAACCCGACCGCGTTTGCCCCTGAAACCTCGAGCCAGCGTTTCGCTATCGGTATCCGGAGTCTCGGGCAGCGGAACCACTTGCGAACCAATCGGCGCGACTGAATAGACGTCCAAAAGCGCAACTTCGATTGCCTGTAACGTGCCCGCCGTCAGCTGTGCCCGTTTCAAAGGCGCTTGCCCCACCCAGGGTGCGACCAGATCAGACGCAACCCGAAAATGCAGCACCTCTGCCGCAAGCGCCGTTTCTGATCGCCCGCCCCCAGCCTCGGGCACTGATAATCTGTAGGCGGTCGGAACGCCGTTTCGGGTCCGCAAGTCCCAGTCGGAGCAAGGCACCAGCCGATCGCGGATCAGGAACACCGCCTCGCCGCGCAGAGCCAGAGACCGCGCCGCCATCGCCAGAGAGCGCCGGTCGAGCATATCGGTTCCATTCACGTCCGCAACAGACAGCCCGTTTTCCCAGAGCGACACACAGGCCTGCACCGTGCCTGTCAGCTCGCCGATGCCCCGTGCGCCGCTGATGTAGCTTTCGCGCGCCGCCATGACCTCGGCTGTGAACCCACTGCCTACGGCCCGTGTCTCGGGCTTTGGCCCACGTTTGAACCAGTCGAATACACCCATGGTCAGGCTCTCCTATATCGCCGCAGAAGATCCGCCGCGCCGCTGTCATGCAGCGCCCTGGCCTTCCAGTTCGCGCGCCGCGTTGCGGTTTGTTCAATCGGTCCGACGGTTGTGGTGAAGTGCGATGCGCCAGGTTTTGGTTCGGGTTCCGCCATCCATTCCGCGAGCCGCCGATAGGCCTCTTTCACGTCCTCCGGCACGTTACCGCCGCCGACAGTAGCCGTGAACCGATAGGACCCCACACCAGGCAGGACGTAGCCGCCAAGGGCGCTTGCCTTGAGGCCGGTCGTCTCCGCCCATCCGGAGTCGGCATCCCATGCTTGGACAGTCGAGACGGTCGCAGGCGCAAGGTCAGGCTTCCAGTCGCCCGGCCCCTGAATGACCCAGACCAGCTCACGCTCAGTCCAGCGCCACGAGATCCACGCTTCGATCCGGGCCCAGATCATGGATGGTTCAAGCGCCTGCGCCCCTGTGGATAAGCCTGTGGGTGTATTCGGGTAGTTCGAAGGTACCGCCTCTGATTTTCCCAGAATTTCAACCATCACACCCTCCACCGGTTCATGGCAGTCGCTTGGGACCGCAGTGGGCGTGCCCTCGCCAAGTCCCAGGACCGCGCTTCGACCTGCGCCTCGGGATAGGCTGGCCGGGTCACGATACTGACCTCATAGAGCAGCGCCGCGAGCACCGTTCGGATGATCGCGTTATGCGCGCCGTTCTCCGGGTCGTGGCCTTCGTCTTCGATCATCTCCGGCTCGGGAACCGCCCGCTTCGGTGGCAGGCGAAACCCTGGCGAGATGCCAAGGGTCAGGCCAGCCGCGATGCCCGCGAGTGCATCCCGGACATAGGAGACCTCTTGCATCTCGGGATGGATCATCGCCGTGAAGGTCAGAGCATCATCACTGTCCGATATATCCAGCGTTCCAGCTCCACGCGATGCAAGGGGCCGGTCGTAGCTGTGGCCGACCAAGAGGTGAATATCCTCCTCGGGTCGGTCCACCCGATAGGCAAACGCCCGAGGGGCGATCACCTCTTTTCGTGGACGCCCGGTCCTGCCGCCATCGGACAGGACCGCGCGCTTGCCATATGAGAAGCGGCCATGAAGCGCCATCGCGCCAGACGCCCGCTTGCGCAGCTCTAGGCCGCCTTCATGTCCGCCCCACAGCATCAGACGGCTTCCAGTTCGAGGCCGGTCAGAAGCTCGAGCTGAGCCGGTCGAGCCACCGTCACGTCCATCGTGGCAAGAGCGGTGATCCGCAGCCCGCCCGACTGAGCGTCCGAGAAGGGGTCGCGGATCATGTCGATCGCGCCCCACGCCCCGATGAAGAACGGAGCCACACCGCCCGCCGTAGTGGTCAGCAACGCAGATGTGGCCGAAGGCGTCCCAGACGGCGCTGCGATACCGTTGTTCGTCATTGCGATGTTGCCCGCCGGGATGTTCTTCATCAGCCGGTCCCACTCAGAAACCGCAGTGCCGCTGATCAGCGCCCCGTCGAGATAGTCCCAGAGCTCGGGCCGGATCATCGCCTTGACGGCGTTCGGAGACCCAGCCGCGTTCGCGGTCATGAACCGGGTGACAGCCGCCCGGAATGCGCTCCAGCTTGCAATGGCGCTGATCGCCGTGGACGTGATGCCGTAGGTCGCCTGACCGGTGATCACTCCGAGCGGTTGCCCGTTAGCTCCGGTGCCGAGGAACGCCGCCTGATCCATCGCCGCGCCCATTGCCCCGCTCATGTCGCGCCGCAACGCTTGCTCCAGAGCCGCGCCGCTTTGCTTGAGCGTCTTTCGGGTGATCCGCATTTGAATGCCCAAGTTGTGATCCGGCGACATGGCGCGGTCAGTGGTGGCGTAGGCGGTTGGCCCGGCCACGTTTTCCGTCTCGCCGTCTGCCCAGCCTGCCGTGACCGCAGAGGTCGTGACAGGCCATTCTGCCGCCCCGGAGTCGATCCGGATCATCTGCGCGCCCATTCGGCCCGCCGCCGATTGCGGGAACAGCCGATCGATGATCGGACGGGTCTGGATCGGATCAGGCGTTCCGCTCGCGATGGTCTCACCGGCCCGACGCTCAAGCACGTCCCACGGCACCGGTACGCCCCGGAAGCCGCCTGCGCTCCGCAGCTCGGAGACGATTTCCGCTGTCTGGCCTTCGAGCTGCCGCCCTTCGTCCAGCGCCAGCGCGACTTGCCGCATCTCGAATTGGCCCATCATCTCGGACCAGTCGCGATCCGACCGAGTTTCCAGCTCGGCCCCGGCCTCGCGCCGCTCCTCGTCCTCCGCGATCAGCGCCGCACGATAGCGAGTTTCGTTCGACCGATACTCGGCATCAAACGCTTCCATCTGCCGTGTCTCGTCTTCGGACGGGGTTTCCTTGCCGACAATGCCCGCAAGGGTCTGGCGGATCTCGCTTTGCCGCCGTGCAATCTTCACTGAATCAAGCATCTGTTTTCCTTTCTTGCTCGATAGGTTTGAGCTGCATCGACAGCAGCAGGTCGCGCCACTTTCGGCGCTCGGGCGGAAGCTCGGGATGCCCGCACTCCAGCCGCGTTTTTCGCCCGTGGCAGCCGCCGCAGAGCGTCTGTAGGTTGCCAAGTTCGAAGGCTTTTTCGGGGTGTGTCCTGATCGGTTCGATGTGATCGACCTCGAGCCGATGCTTCGATCCGCACTCGACGCACTTCCAGCCATCGCGCCGCTTCGCCTCGAGGCGCAGAGCAGGCCAGCGGCGGTCGCGATAGACCCAGGTGCCTTGACGCTTCGAGGTCACGGTGATGCCGGAAAACTGATCCGGAATGTAACACATCCCAGATTGCCTAAAGACAGCCGATGCTTTATCCGGGGTGTGGTACATCCCCCAAGGCTAAGATGATGGAAATTTTGAAGGTTTGTGTAAGAGTTCCAGCGAATAAAAAGGAAGAGCTTTTGATGATTGCAAAGAATTGGCGCGCCGAATTGCGCGGCCCAGGGTGGGACGCAAAGATTATTCACGAAATCGCTCGTGAGAAATTCGGAGGTTTGAAACAGATGTTTCAGCACCACGGTTGGAGCGAGCGCGGGAGCGACATGATGCGACATGTTCAAAGGCGGGTTAAAGAAACGTACGGTTCTATCGAAAACTTTGCGGACCGACATCGCGATTAAGCCCATAGCAAGCGCCCTCCTCTAGATGTCGGTCGAGCCGTCCGCCGGGCCCCTTCGGCTACCGCTAGGACCGTTGCCGCTGCAGCATCGATCCGGCCTGCGGATCGTGCCTTTGCCAATTTCAGATTGTTCGCCGGGTCGCGCAGCGTGACAGCATCCGCGAAAGCGGAGCGCAATAGCAGCGACGGGGCGGTTTTTACCCTCCCGTCAAATGCCGCGCGCCGGAACCGCTCGCAATCCTCGCCGCCATCGCGGAACCCTTGGCCGCGCCAGACAATCGGACACCTGATGCCTGCGCGGTCTATCGCCTCGCCCAGTTCGGCTTGCTTGTAGCGGTCCGCTGTGATCGCAGCGACCGCCTCGCCTTCCACATGCGACATGACTTCGACCAGCCAAGGCGCGACAGGCACCGTTTGATCGCCAAGGGTAGACAACTCACCCCGGTCCTGCATTTCGACATACCGCCCTGAGACGCCGTCATTCTGCCCACGATCTAGCAAAGAAGGTCGAGACGGGAATGTGCCTAGAGCCTCGAGACGCCCTGTCTTAGGCCAGTAAAACGCCGCTGCCGTCATGCTGGCAGAGCCGCCCAGGTCGATCCCGATGACCACCTGACCTTGCCGGGGTGGCGGATCCGCTGTCTCGCAGCCCAGCCATTCATCGACTGTCAGCAGCACGTCGCGGCTTTCACCACTTACGCGCTCATTCCGGTTATAGAGCCGGAAGCTCGTCAGGGTGGAACCGCCCCGCGCTATTGCTCGTCGCGCTTGACCTTGCAGCCATTCAAGGTTTGAACCGATCCCATGCGCTGCGCCTGGATTTGCCAATTTCAGGCTTGCCAGATCATCCGCCGGAAGCCCTGGCGCAGGTCGATGCTCCTGTCGATAGACGCCCACTTGCTCCTCATCCAGCCAGACAGAGAACGGGTGCGCATCGTCCGCTGCGCTTGTACTGATAATCAGGGCCCGCCCGCCACGCTTGCCCAGACCAGACAACAGCGCGTGTTCGAGGGCGTCTCCCTGATCCGCCTGCCAATGGCCACGCTCATCCATGAGAACCAGCGTCGGCGCCGAACCCAACGCTGTCTTGCCATCCGCGGCAATAGCCCTGACAAAGTGTTCGCCGTCATCGCCGTCGTACTCGATTTCAAGCCGGGGGCTGCGCCGTATCGTGAAAGCTTTCTGAGCCGCCTCAGGCAGCGACCGAATGAAGCCCACCACAAAGTCAAATGCGATGCGCGCCTGATCCCGCGTTCGTGCCGCAATCAGGATTTCCCGCCGAGGCTGACGATCCCAGACGCCCATGACCGCGCCCAGAGCAAGGCCCGCCGACAGGGCGGTTTTCGCGTTGCCCCTGCCGATGCTTAGACAGGCCACGTTCACCCGGTCCGCCAGAGCACCTTTGACGAATTGCTTTTGAAACGGGGCCAGCTTCACCGCCTGACCGGCTTTCGGCCCCTCGGGGATGCTCAAGCGTTCAAGGAAGCTGATTGCTTTGGTGGAGGATTTCATGGGAGCCTCCACACGAATTTCAGAGAGGCTTCAACATGATAATAAAAGCAATCCCGGTCGTCGTCGTAGGCTTTTGGGCAAGCACAGCCGCGGCTGAAAATCGAGCAGAGTGTTTGAATGGCACTACAGACAGACTTATGATCGCCCTCTGTGCTTGTTATAACGTTGTAGCCGAAAATGATCGGCTTGAGTGCTACGACAAAGTTCTGCTTCAAAGCTACAGAGCAGAAGCAATTGAGACAGCCAAAGCACGACGCGCTGCGGCAGAATTTTTCGACGTAGACGACGAATTGCGAGACGCTCTTGGAAACTGATTTCCGAAAACACAGCGCGAAAGCATAACCTCCTCCCTCGGCCCTCCCGCCCTCAGAAAAGCCCGGCATTGGGACCAGCTCAGCCATGTCCGACCTCTTTGGCTGCGCGCTCGATGGCATGACGCAACTCGGTCAGCTCGCGCTGGCTATCGGTCATCACTCGCCCAATGCGATCCTCGATGGTCTCGCCGTCTATCGAGATGCCGAGCAGCCCCAGGGCGCGGCAGTCTTGCCAGAGCGATGTCCCCTCATGCTGGCGGAAGGCGCTACGCTGGGCTTCGTCTAGGGCGCGAAGTCGACGGTTGATGCGGCAGATCCCGATTTCGTGACGGATGCAGGTTGCGTTGAATTTTGAAGCGCGGTTCATCCGTGATCCCTCCGTTCGAAGGGGATCACCAATCCTGCCTTGGCAAGCATTTCCGGATCCGAGATGGCTTCACTGACGAAGGCAGCAAGTCGCGCGTCGTTTTGCTCTAAGAGAGTTTCAATCTCTTTCTCAGCAAGTACCGGTTCTCTTACCGGTTTATTCTGGTTAGAAGGGTTCTCCGCCCCTCCCCCTGTGGCTCTCCGCCCCTCCCCCTGTAGCTCTCCGCCCTTCCCTCCCAACTTGGAGAAAAGTGCGTCTCTGTCGTGATAATCGCGAACCGGATTTAGCGTCCTCAGAGCATCGAGGTCGAATTCGAAGACGTCGACCAAATTGGCGTTGATCAGCTTGTCGCCTACGTACCTGATCAGGCCGCTTGCTGTGAGTCGATCTAGGTGCCGGAGTACTGACTTGCGGTCCATGCCTGTCCGAGCGGTCAGTTCCATTTTGGAAAGCCAGCAGCGAAAATCTGGTGGACGCGCCGCGCCTGCCATGACCATGAGCAGGTGCTTAGAGAGCGGCGAAAGCCCCCGCGGCAGCTTTGAAAGCTCCACAATCTCGCGAAGGTCATAGCTCATCGCATCGACCTCAAAAATGGAATGGGTTCAGATGACGCTTCTTCCTGTGGCTTTGCCTGTTCATCCAGCCAAGCCAAAATTTCAGCTTCTCGCCAGTAGCGTCTGCGGGCAATGTAGGCTGGCTTCGGGAAGCTGAGATCGGGTCTTTGCAACCAGCGCCAAAGCGTCATGTCGGACACTCCGCCACAAATATCGCAAACCTGCGAAGCGGTGATTCTTCTATGTTTTTGGTGTTGCACTGCGGGGCTCCGTTAAAGAACGTTGACCCCGTTATTGCCAATTCCTCAGCCGACTGACTTCAGCAATAAATCAGTTATTTAGTACGCCTTTTTTGCTGCTGCCACTCTCGAAAAGCTCTCGCTTCGGAAAGCGGGTTGGGCTTTGCAGATCTTGGCTGGGCACGCCTCAACTGATTGCGAAAGTAGTCCGGCGCCAAACCGTAGCGTTGCGCCACTGCGATCAAGACTCGCTCAGAGGTGGAACGTCTGCCACGCCGCTGCCGAACGCTATGATAATGAACCTTTGCCATCTCCAGTTTTAGCGCCGACACATTTAATCCGCGGTTTGGCGCACGACCCCGGACTTTTGGCTCGGCATCAAATTCTCCAGAAAGCCATGACGCGAGCGCGTTACGGGTTCGCCGCGAAAGAGGTCCTTTGCTGCGAAGCAAATCTACCAGAGCGGAAGCATCTCCGTCAGCAGCTTCAAATACCTCTGTCGGATCAGCAATCTTCCCAAAGTCCATCACTCTTTCCCTATCCTAACCACATTGCAGGAACTCGGTCCGGAAACTATTTCCGCCACTAACCGCGCCCAAGCTTCTACTGCCTGCCGCTTTTCTTCAGCGTAGTCGTGGCGCTGATAGACGCCCACGATCCCGCCACCGGTCCCGCTGACGTGGTTCAACACTGCCTCTGTCACGCGGACAGGGACGCCTAGGCGCGCCATGCCCGTGGCAGCTGTGCGGCGCAGATCGTGAAACGTCCAGTGAGGTATCTCGACCGGCTTGCCAGATTGCTCTGAAGCAAACTCGACCATGCGCTCAGCAATGTATTTACGGCCCTTGTGGAAGCCGCTGAGCGGCTTTGCCCCGGTTGTCGTGAACACAAAACTAGACGCGCCCTTCAGGCGGTCCACGCTTCTTAAAACTTCGCTCACTGTCTCAGATAGTGGTACGTTATGGGCGCGCCCATTTTTCGTCCGCTCCGGTGCCATGCTCCAAATGTCACCACTGATTTCTGGATCGGTCATCCCGGCAACCTCGCCGAGCCGTTGACCGGTCAGCAGTAAAGTTTGCCCAAGCTGCCCCCACGGGAAACCAAGATCCTCGCAGGAAAGCCAGAACCAGCGGATTTCATCATCGCTTAGAACGCGGTCCCGGCTCCTTTCCTTGGCAACCGGCTTGACGCCCTGCGTCGGCGACATTGCGATGATGTCACGATCCACGCACCAGCCAAAGAACGTCCCCAGATAGGACCGAACGCGATTTGCAGTCACAAGGCGCCCGCTGTCGGAAATTCCGTCCAGTAATTCGATCACATCGCGCCGAGCAATGTCGTGAATGTCCCGCTCGCCCCAATAAACAACTACATGCCGTTCAAGTTCTCGCTTCACCGTTGACCCAGATTTCAGGCTCGCCAAGTGTCGCTTGGCATATTGTTCCACCAGCGTCTTGACCTTATCGCGCTCTGATAGCTGCGCCTCGAGCCGAGCCGCCTTGGTTCGTTGCTTGGCGGCGCTTGGGTCTCTACCGCACTCCACCTCTTCGACGGCATCGGACGCCGCGGCCCGCGCATCGGCCACGCCCATTAGTGGCCACCGGCCTAGGGTCAGTTTCTTTGGCTTACCACCGAAACGGTAGCGCAGCGCCCAGGACTTCGCCCCACTCGGCTGAACGACAAGGTAGAGTCCGGGAAGCGCTGGATCGGCGATTTCCAGGCGTTTGCTCGCGTTCGGCTTGAAGGCTTCGACCGCCTTCGTGGTTAAAGGCCGACCCATGCTCAAAAACCGCCGCACTGCCGGAGGCTATTCAGCACATTTGGAGCGATCCGACCGACCTCGAGGCACAGCTCATCAAGGCCCGCGTTGTAGCCATCTTCATAGCCTTGGTCATAAGCTTCTTCTGAAGTGTCATCGCATGCGGCAAGTGTGGTCAACAGTACCGAGCAAAAGATGAAATTTCGCAGCATAGACAT